AGGAGCGCAGGTAGAGCCATGGCAAGACACGTATCAGAAGGTGGTAATCCTTATGACAGCTTTGGTTGTTATATCTGCGAACTTGTTGATGACATTAACACATTAGGTGCGTTTACTAGATATGCTAAAGGGCAAGACTGGAAAAACTCAGACACTGCTGGATTAGCAGAACGAGGCATTAAACACTTCAATGAGATTAAGCGTAAAGTTAAATCAATGGTTGGCAAACGTGGTTATAAAAAAGCACTTGAGGCATTTGAGCAACGCACAGGAACTCCTGGACAAGAGACATTGGACAAAGTTCGTGAGTTATTTACAGAAAAACTATTAGACACTAGGGTAGAGTCAGCATTACCGGTGTTGACTAAATTAGAATTAGAGGGTAAACCAATGAAAGAGATAAACGAATTTGAACAGTGGGCAGATAAAACTTCCCAACTTGATCTAGCTGAAGGCTTTGATCCTGATACATTTGACGGTAAAGTTACTGTTCCAGGTAGGGGTGGATTACCAACAGACATCACTTACACAGCAGAAATAGATCACGAACAAAACAGAGTGCGTGTAATTAAATGCTCAAACGATCAATATCAAGATGAGTGTCAAGACGATGCTGAAGCTGAGTTTGATAACAGAGATGTTGATATGCCAATGGAAACAAGTACATATGGCAAAATAACTGATCCTGCTGATAACAGCGATGCTGAGTTAAAGAGAGAAGCTGTACATGATGCTATTCTAAGACGTTTCCAAAATCATTTAGATTTAGTTATTAAGATTGGTGGCCCTGCTGAAACAATGGACGCAATAAAACAATACGCAGACGAACACGATTGGTCAGACATACAAGAGATAGGCACTAGTGATGTAAGTGCTTGGGTTGATGACATTGTGAGAGATAACCAAGTAACTGAAGAAAAAATGCTTGAAGACGATCCAGTACTATCAGCAGACTTAAAGACTTTGTCAAACAAAGCATTCTTACAAAAGCGTAAGCATAAAAAGACTGAATGGGGTCCAGCAGTATTTGAAGGTAAAATGAAAGACTTAGCATTAGACTTAGAAGACTTAAATGACGCAGAGTTCTTTGAAAAGTACAAGCAGAAGAAGTCGGACTGGCAAGAAGTTAAAGATAAAGGACTAAGACAAGATCCTAACAAGAAAGCATACATTGGTAAAATGAATAAAGTAAGCGAAGCAGAAGCTTACAGAGACAATGACACAGTATACACAGATAGTGAGATTGATAGAGCTGTGAGAATAGCAAATCACATGAAAGGTGATATGACTGATGCCACAGACGCCATTGAAGCACTACACAAAGGATTAACTAATCATCCTAAAGTTGCTGGTGCGTTAAGATCAGCTAACGAAAGTGTTGATAATAATAACAATGACGACTATGATGCTAAAGCAGATCAAGATGCTATGGACTATGAAGCTGAGTTTGATCTACAAGACACAGATGATGAAATAGGTCATGAGATTGATGACAACATCGAAGTTGATAGCACTGCTAAGAGTTTACAAGATATGCTGAAAAAAGCTGGTGTCGATTACAAGGAGATATACGTGGATAACGAAGGTAACATAGAAGAAGATATCGAAGTAGCTAACTTAGAGCAACGAGCTCGTGTAGCCAGAGGCGAAAAAGCACCTATGGAATCTATTGAAGACGAATTAGACTCTGAAGAGTACAAAGACGCAATGCGTCAACTAATGCAGAACGCTGGTTACGATCATCTTGATATTGAAAGCAAAGTTGACCGTAGTGAGCCGACTGAAGACGAAGTAGAAGCTTACAAAAACGGCTTCAAAAAGCCACTGAGTCCAGAAGCAAAGGATAAGCTTATGAAGAGTGATAGACTTAAAAACTTTTTAGATACAGAAGATGATCCATATGATATCTCAGAAGACTACGAAGACGACGGCGTTCCTACTATTGATAATCCACCAACAGGTGATGAGGATGATATGAATAGGGACCAGATCGATAGCTATCTCGCTAGGCTAAAAAAAGAACAAAACTATAGAGACTATGTAAATGGTAACAAAGATCCTTTTCAAGATGAGGATGAGCAATTCGACCCTGACGAGCCTATGTCTGAACTTGTACCAGAAGCAGAAGACTATGCTCCATCAGTAGGCGATCAAATAGTCACAGGTAAAGGTACTAAAGGCACAGTTGAAAAAGTAGCAGATCATTCAGTTGAGTTTAGAACAGAAGCAGGACAGTTAATGAAAACTGTGCTTGACAATGTAAACCCAGACGCTGTAAACGAAGATGACGTTGAAGAAGGTAATGAATTCTCAGGTGCGTTAGCTCAAGCTAAACGTGACGGTAAAGATGAGTTCGAAGTAGACGGTAAAGTGTATCAAGTTAAAGAAGATACAAAACAACGTATGATGGATTTGGTTAACTATAGAAAGTAAATCATTGACAAAGTAACAAATTAAGCACATACTAATACTATGTGCTTTTTTTACGACCGTTTGGTAAAATTTATACATAAACCTGTTGACAAGGTAAATAAAACATACTATACTAGTAGAGTAACACAAGAAAGTGTAGTATTAGGCACACATTAAGGCAAATTATTATGGCACATAAAGGAGAAATATATTATGGCAAGTTTAGCAGACATCAGAGCGAAATTACAAGCTTCTGAAAACAATCAAGGCAACAATCAACGTTCAGGTGGTGACAACGCAATATACGCCCACTGGAACATCCAAGAAGGTACATCAGCAACAGTAAGATTCCTTCCAGACGCAGATCCAAACAACACATTCTTTTGGCAAGAACGAAATATGATTCGTTTACCATTTAACGGCATTAAGGGCGAAATGGATAACAAAAATGTATTAGTTCAAGTACCATGTGTAGAAATGTGGGGTGAGTCTTGTCCAATCCTAGCAGAAGTTAGAACTTGGTTTAAAGACACATCATTAGAAGAAATGGGTCGTAAGTATTGGAAGAAAAAGTCATACATCTTCCAGGGTTTTGTAAGAGAGAATCCAATTGGTGATGACACAACACCGGCTAATCCTATTAGGCGTTTTATAATGAGTCCTCAAATCTTTACTATTATTAAAGCAAGTTTGATGGATCCAGATATGGAAGAATTACCAACAGATTATAATGCTGGTTTAGATTTCCGTATTACTAAAACACAAAAAGGTGGCTATGCTGATTACACCACATCAAACTGGTCAAGAAAAGAGTCTGCGTTAACAGAAGCAGAACAGGCCGCAGTTAACGAACATGGCTTATACACACTAGGCGATTTTCTTCCTAAGAAACCTAGTGAGCAAGAACTAAAAGTAATGAAAGAAATGTTCGAAGCATCAGTAGATGGTAGACCATACGATGCTGAAAGATGGGGTGCGTACTACAGACCATCAGGAATGATGGCCCCACAAGGATCACAACAAGCATCCGCACCAGCTACACCAAAGGCAGATACTTTTGAGCAAGTAACACCTACAGCAACAGCGACAGCACCAGCAACACCGGCTCCAGCTCCAGCAGTAGAAGCTCCAAAAGCAGAACCTGTAGCAGAAGCGGCTCCTGTAGCAGAAACACCAGCACCAGCACCAGCACCAGCTGAAGCAACAGCACCAGCGGCTGAAGGTGGATCTAAAGCAGAAGATATTTTGAATATGATTCGTTCAAGACAGAAATCGTAAAAACTAGAGTGGGCGATATACTACTATCGCTCACACTTTTTGGCAACTTAAAGGTTGCTTTATATAGACGACGAATGTACAATTACTAAACATAAGAAGAACAAGGAAGAGATCATGGCAAAACCATTTGATGTAAGTAAATTTAGAAAAAGCATCAGCAAATCAATAGCTGGGCTATCTATAGGATTTAATGATCCGACAGATTGGGTATCAACAGGCAACTATGCCTTAAACTATTTGATATCCGGTGACTTTAACAAAGGTATTCCGTTAGGCAAAGTAACAGTGTTTGCCGGCGAATCAGGAGCAGGTAAGAGTTATATCTGTTCAGGTAATATTGTTAAACACGCACAAGAACAAGGTGTTTTTGTAGTATTAGTTGATTCAGAGAACGCACTTGATGAAGCGTGGTTACACGCATTAGGTGTAGACACAGCAGAAGATAAACTACTTAAACTTAATATGGCAATGATTGATGATGTAGCAAAGACAGTCAACGACTTTATGGCAGAATATCGTGCTATGAATGAAGAAGAGCGTCCTAAAGTATTATTTGTTATTGACTCATTAGGTATGTTATTAACACCAACAGATGTAGCACAGTTTGAAAAAGGTGATTTGAAAGGTGATATGGGTCGTAAGCCTAAAGCACTAACAGCCTTAGTAAGAAACTGCGTTAATATGTTTGGTTCAGCTAATGTAGGACTAGTAGCTACTAACCACACATACGCATCGCAAGATATGTTTGACCCAGATGATAAGATATCCGGTGGTCAAGGTTTTATTTACGCTTCAAGTATTGTTGTAGCAATGAAGAAAATGAAACTTAAAGAAGACGCAGACGGCAATAAGATATCAGAAGTTAAAGGTATTAGAGCTGGTTGTAAGATTATGAAAACTAGATATGCTAAACCGTTTGAAGGTGTACAAGTTAAGATTCCATATGAAACAGGTATGAATCCTTACTCGGGTCTAGTTGACTTAGCAGAGAAACAAGGTTTACTTAACAAAGATGGTAATAGACTACGCTTTGGTGAACCAGACAGTGCTAACGAAATCAAACAGTTCCGTAAAGCGTGGGAGTCTAACGAAGGCGGTTGTTTAGATAAAGTTATGGAACACCTCAAAAATGAAAACAACGAGGTAAATATCGAAGACATCGAGGCAAGTATGGACGTAGCTACAGAAATGCAGGCCACTGAAGTTGAAACAGACGCTAAGGAGACAAAGGAGTAAGCCATGTTAAACGCAGTAGCAGAAATTTTCGAAACATTGAAAAATCACATCAATGAAAGTAATCATAGAGAAGCCGCAATTGATTTAGTACACACCTTGGTAGATGTTCAAGGTGTTAGTCCTAAAGAGATAAAGGAATCAAATCTCATGGAAGACGAGGACATCAAAGAAAGTCTAATAGACTATGATGAAACCGTTGAAGATGAAGATGACGGACTTGACACTTGGGGTGATGAATACGATAACACAGACGAAGAAGAGGATTATTAATGGCTTGGTACGGTGATGTAACTAAAGATATTACAAAGATACCAGATATGTTGTTATTCTTTGAGAATGAACTGGTAACAGCTAAGAAAGAATGTTCAGTATACGGTAATGTAGAAAAGAACATTCGTGACTTACCTGGCATCACCGAACACCGTTTTAATCAGCTACAAGAAATAGAAGCAATACTTAACTACTTAAACATACAACTACGCAAGATTAGGCGTAAGCACTTCCAGAAGTATCTTGAAGCATATCAACGAGCATTGACATCGCGTGATGCTGAAAAGTATGTAGACGGTGAAGACGAAGTTATTGACTTTGAAACACTGATCAATGATGTAGCATTGTTAAGAAACAAGTGGCTTGGCATACTAAAAGGTTTTGAATCAAAGAACTTTATGCTAGGACATATTGTTAGACTAAGAACAAGTGGTATGGAAGACGTTAGTGTATAGACAACTGCTGGGCGAAGAAAGTCACAACAACAGCCTACCTATACTTAACGAGCTTGGGCAATACACTGAGTTTATGGAATCAGTTGGAACTATGCTTGACATTGGGCACGGTGACGGCTATGATTTAAACTGGTGGGCAACACAAACAAAGACCGAAGACAAAATCCCTTTAAACATCAAGTGTACAGGTATTGACATTGAAAATACATTTGATAGGAAATACAAACACCCTAACATCAAGATAGTTAAAGGCGACTTTGAATCGTCACAGTTAAAACACAATCGCTATGATGTCATATACGCACACAATGTTTTACAGTATGCTGTCAATCCATTACAGACTTTAGCTCATTGGTGGGACCTGGCTAGAGATAACGCAATGATAGTTATAGCTGTTCCGTCATCAACATTTATAGAACGCAACGCTATCGTATCGGATCAATATTCACATGATTATCATCATTGGAGTATGGTAAGCTTGATACATCACTTGGCAGTAAATGGATGGGACTGTAAAGAAGGATTCTTCAAACAACAAAGAGGCAATCCCTGGTTATATGCTGTAGCATATAAACAACCTGACTTTAAAAAGTTAGACTATCGCACAGCAACTTGGTTCGATCTAGCAGAACAAGAACTGTTACCTGAGTCAGCTGTTGAAAGTTTAAATAGATGGAATCTTGTTAGACAACAGGATCTTAAAGTAATGTGGCTCAATAAACAGGTTTTTGACTTCCGGAACTACTAATTGATAAATATAAACTTAGTATATAATTATTAGGTTTATGTCAACAATACCACACACCGTAATCAATGTATTCATTGGATGGGACTCAAGAGAAACAATAGCCGCAGATGTTTGTGCTTACAGCATAATGAAACACGCATCGGTTCCGGTTAATATACACTATCTAAAACTCCACGAACTTGAAGCTCAAGGTATAATAACCAGAGAGCGAGAAACAGACTCCTCGACTGAATTTACATACACTCGTTTCTTAGTACCTTACCTTATGGACTTCACTGGCAAAGCTATATTTTGTGATTGTGATTTCCTGTGGACCACAGACATCAAAGAACTATACGACTTACTGCCCGATAATAAAACACTGGCAGTAGTACCACACGAAGAGTATGGGTATAGTCCAAAGACAGCAAGTAAGATGGACGGACAAAAGCAAACATTTTATCCTCGTAAGAACTGGTCATCGATGATGGTATTTAATTGCGATAGTGCCGACTGTCTTCATCTAACCTCAACAGCCGTTAATCAAAAGTCGCCTAAATGGTTACATAGACTTGAATGGATACCTCAGGATAGCGACGTTGTAAAACTAGAACCTAACTGGAACTGGTTATCAGGATACTACAAAGAAAGAAAATATGGCAAACCTAAAGCTATACATTATACAGATGGCGGCCCTTGGTTTGATGACGAAGACCTTCCGCGTGAAATGAAAATTAAAAGTTGGAATGATGTACAGTTTGGAGATCTATGGAACGAACACTTACAAGAACTTAGAGATCAACCAGGTTACGGCATACCCGAAGAAAAGATTAAAAGAGTTAGAGTAGAAGTTGACTCAACAACATACGGTCCTGAAATGAAAGACTTGTATGTTGATATACAAAAAGTATTGTTAGATGGATATGATGTTTACAATACTGAAACTGTTGAAGATATAATAGATAAAATTAAAAACCAACGAAACAGGCAAGGAGTATTAGGGATAAGTGATATGAATGATTTAAGTGAAACATTGCTGGCCAAGGGATATAAATGGGATAAAGTAGTTGAATATTTCTGTCAAGGATCCGGAGGAACACTAACTGATTGGAAAACAGTGCTTGAAGATGAAAAAGCCGAAGACGAGACTCGACCTATAGCATTTAGAGGTATCACTAAACGCCATATCTATAAATGGTGTGTAGAAAACAACAGAGACTTTTACTTTATTGACACAGGATACTACGGAAACATAAAAACAAAAAACTGGCACAGAGTAACTAAAAATAGTTTACAGTATTGTGGTGAACTAAGAGAAGTAAGCAGTGATAGATATGTCAAAGCCGGTGGTTATACTAAAAAGTTTACACCTGGAGGTAAGATACTGTTATGTCCACCAAGCGATAAAGCTATGAAGTTTTATGGAGAGAACTTAGATGTCTGGATGGAAAACACATTAGCTGAAATCAAAAAGCACACTGACAGAGAGATTGTTGTTAGGGTTAAAAAGTCTCGTAAAGAAAGAATATATCAAGATACTATACAAGAAGCACTACAAGATGACATACACTGTTTAGTAACTTATAACTCAATAGCTAGTATTGAAGCATTGATGGAAGGCAAACCTGCGTTTGTGTTAGGACAGAATGCTGGATCACCTTTGTGTTTAAATGATTTAAGTAAGATTGAAAAACCTTTATATCCAAGTCGAGATGAAGTTATGTATCTGTTAAGTAACCTTGCTTACCATCAGTTTACACAAGCTGAGCTACAAAATGGCGAGGCTTGGAGATTAGTACAGGAGTGGTACAGCAAATGAAATCAGGAAAAATATGGGGAGCTACAGAACTTATTCATGCCAACGGTAGCTTAGAGTTTCATCGCATTGAATACAAAGCTGGGTACAAGTGTTCGGAACATCAACATCAATATAAATGGAATGGCTTCTATGTAGAGTCAGGCAAAATGATTGTGCGTGTATGGCAAGATGACCAAGAAGGCCTAATTGACGAAACCATACTCGAAGCTGGAGACTTTACACAGGTCAAGCCAGGAAAAGTACATCAGTTTGAAGGTGTTGAAGATGGTGTAGCCTTTGAGTTATACTGGGCTGAATTTAGACACGATGACATTGTTCGTCGTACTGTTGGATCCAAAAACAAAGGGAAAGAATGAAAGTAGCTATCTATCTCAGTGGAATACCTAAGAGAAGTCGTAATGAAAATAAACGACGAATCCTAACAACATTTGCTCAAGGAGTTTATGCTGTAGGAGCCGACCCAGTGATTTATGTAGAAGATGATCGTGTGGTTGAATGTGACGTTGC